GATTGCCATGAAGCTTACAGCTTTAGTGACCAGCTCATAGAAGATTTAAACATCGAAAAATTAAATATACCTCTAGATCGCACTTTGCATTAGGGGGGTTTTGTTTTTTTATGCCACAAGTCGTTATTCCATATAAGCCAAGAGAATTACAAAATTTTTTGCACAAAGAAATCGATAAGCATCGGTTTAGTGTTTTGGTCTTGCATAGGAGAGCTGGTAAAACAGTATTAACTATCAACCACATGATTAAGGCCTGTTTAACAAACAAGCTTACAAATCCTAGATACATATTTTTAAGCCCTTATAGAATTCAAGGTAAGGCAACAGCATGGGATTATTTAAAAACTTTTGCCGGTAAAATTCCTGGCACAAAATTTAATGAGTCTGAATTGCGGTGCGATTTTATTACAGGCGGTAGGATTACTATTGTCGGTGCAGAAAACGAACAAGCTTTAAGAGGTTTAAGTTTAGATGGGGTGGTGTGTGATGAATACCAAAATGTAAAGCCAACCTTATTTCCTGAAGTAGTGCGACCAGCATTGGCAGACCGAAAAGGGTGGTGCATATTTATTGGTACTCCAAAAGGTAGAAATAACTTTTACGAAATTCACAAAACGGCCAAAATTAAAAAAGATTGGTACACTTGCGTTTTTAAAGCTAGTGAAACAAACATATTAGATCAAGAGGAGTTAGACGCAGCCAAAGAGGTCATGTCACAAGATTTGTACGAACAAGAATTTGAGTGTTCGTTTCAAGCTGCAATAACTGGTTCTTATTATGGTGGTATAATAGAACAATTAGAAAAAGAAAAAAAAATTTCTGAAATACCTTATGATGATAATTTAGACACAGAGGTTTGGTGGGATCTAGGTATGAACGATTCTACTTTTATATGGTTTGTGCAAAGGTACAAAGGCGAAATAAGATTAATTGATTATTATGAAAATAGCGGTCAAGGTTTAGATCACTATGCTCAAATTATTAGAAACAGGGGTTATGAGGTTACTAAACATATTTTACCTCATGATGTTAAAGTAAGAGAGCTAGGAAATTATGGAAAAACAAGACTAGAGAGTTTATCGGAGTTGGGTATTATTGGCGAAATAGCACCCAAGCTATCTATAGAAGATGGTATTGAAGCGGTCAGGCAATCGTTACCTAATTGTTGGTTTGATAAAAATAAATGTCAAAAAGCTATTGAGTATTTAAAAGCCTATCAAAAAAAATGGGATGAGCATAATCAATGTTTTAGGAATAAACCCCTACATAGCTACGCATCTCATTGTGCAGATGCTTTTAGGACTGGGATTGTGGGGCAAGGGGCTAATACCTCTAATTGGAAAAAACAAATACCAGTAAATACAAATTATATAGTTTAATATGGCAAAATTATCAGAACAAGAATTAAAAGCAATTATCAATAAAGAAATAACTAATTCACAATCTTTTTTAGGTGGTGAATTATCTGAGCAAAGACAAAAGTCTTTAGAGTATTATTTAGGCGATAAGCTAGGCACAGAAATAGATGGTCGATCACAAGTAGTATCAACTGATGTATCAGATACTATTGAAACAATATTACCAAATTTATTAAGAATTTTTACAGCTTCAGATCAAGTGGTTAAGTGTGAGCCAGTAAATTCTGAAGATATTAAATTAGCAGACCAAGTTACTAATTATATTAATTATATTTTTTACAAAGACAATCCAGGTTTTGAAATCTTATATACTTGGTTCAAAGATGCTTTATTAGAAAAAAATGGCATAGTTAAAATTTACTGGGATGATAGTCAAACAATAGAGCAAGAAACTTACGAAAACCTAAACCAAGAAGAATACGCATTATTAATGCAAAGCGATAATGTTGAGTTGGTTTCTAAAGAGGAGTTTGTAGATGAAAAAGCGGTTAAAGAAATTCAAAAGCTTCAAGCTATTGCTGAACAACAAGGTGAGACTCTTGAAGTTGAAGTTCCGAAACTATGTAACGCAATTATTAAACGATATTCAGGATTTGGCAAAATAAAAATTGAAAATATTCCACCTGAAGAGTTTTTAATTAAGTCAGATGCTAAAAGCATAGAAGATTCTAATTTTGTAGCTCACAAAGTTTACAAAACAAGATCAGACTTAATTCAAATGGGTTACGATAAAGATGTTGTTGATAGTTTAGTAGCCTCAAAAGATGAAGTTTATAATTCAGAAGAATTAGCTAGGTTTAATGGTTTAGCTGATGCACCTAGAGATGATGCTACAGATTCTTCAACTGAAGAAGTTGAGGTGTATGAGTGTTATATAAAATTAGATTTTGATAATGATGGTATTAGTGAATTAAGAAAAGTAATTGTTGCCGGTAGCAATAGTTATGAGGTGTTGGAAAATATGCCTTGTGATTTTAATCCTTTTTGTAGTTTAACACCAATACCAATGCCACATAGATTTTTTGGTAGATCAGTATCTGAATTAGTAGAGGATGTGCAATTAGTTAAATCAACTGTTATGCGTCAATTGTTAGATAATATGTATTTAACAAATAATAACAGAGTTGCGGTAATGGATGGGATGGTCAACCTTGACGATTTATTAACGTCAAGACCAGGCGGTATTGTTAGAACAAAACAACCACCACAACAAGTAATGTTTCCGATGCAATCCCAAGCTATTAGCCAACAAGCTTTTCCGTTACTTGAATATTTAGATACAGTAAGAGAATCTAGAACAGGTGTTACAAGATACAGTCAAGGTTTAGATGCAGATAGCTTAAATAAAACTGCTACTGGAGTTAATACGTTAATGAGTCAAACTCAAATGCGTATGGAACTTATAGCAAGAATTTTTTCTGAAACAGGTGTTAAGCAATTGTTTAGAAGAATATTTGAGTTAAGTGTTAAGTATCAAGATAAGGAAAGAATTATAAACTTAAATAATGAGTTTGTACCAGTAAGGCCTACTGAGTGGAAAAATAGATATAATATTTCTATTTCAGTTGGATTAGGGTCAGGCAGTAAAGAACAACAATTAATTATTATGAATAATGTTCTTGAAAAACAAATTCAAGCTTGGCAATTACAAGGTGGAAGAGAATACCCAATGGTATCTCTAAAAAACATTTATAACAGTTTAGCAAAAATAATAGAAAATGCTGGCCTTAAAAATGTTGAAAATTACTTTACTAATCCTGAAGTGGGTATGTCAATGATGACCCCACCGCCACCACCTCCTATTACACCAATTGAAAAAATTGAGATGACTAGGATTGATGCTGAAAATAAACGAAAACAAGCTGACCTTGAATTACAAATGAAAAAACTACAAAGCGATAATGCTTCAAATGTTTTAGAGTTTGAAACTAAGGTTAAAGAATTAGAATTAAAATACAACACACAACTAGATGCTGCTAAAATAAAGGCTGATGCCGATATTAATAAAATTATAGTATCTAATGCTTCTAAAGCTTTTAATGCTGCACAACAATCAACTGAACAATTAGAACAGGAGATAGGCAAAGCTAATGCAGACGGAAAAGAGCAAGTTACAAAAGGAAGTAAGTAAGTCAAACGACGCACAAGCTATTATTGAAAGTCCTTTATTTAAAGACTCAATAAAAAAATTAAAAGAATTATATACTGACAGTTTATTTAAAACTGGTGTCAATGAGGAAAAGACAAGAGAGAAATTGTGGTTAGCTTACCAAGTAGTAGGTAAGGTAGAACAACATTTTATAGAATTAGTTGAAACAGGTAAACTAGCTTCTAAACAATTAGAAGATTTTAGAAAAGCTGAACAACAAAAGAAATTTTAATCACCTACGATTAAAATAGGTCAACCCATTTAGGGAACTTAAACTAAAACAGGAGAACATAATGTCGGAAAATTTAGCCAATCCTTTATCGGAAGCAAAAACTGATGTAGATAAAGCTGCTGATAGCATATCAGGTTTATTGAATCCACAAGCGGAAGAAAAAAAACCTCAAGCTGAAGCAGAAACAACACAACAAGAAACTCAAGAACAACCACAGGAATCTTCAACAGAAGAACAATCTGAAGTTCAAGAGCCAAAAGAAGAAACAGAAGTAGAATCGCAAGAGGAAACTTCTGAAGAACAAGAAGTAGCATCTCAAGAAGAACAAGATGAGATTCCACAGGAACAGAATTCCACCTACAAGGTAAAAGTTGCTGGTCAAGAATTTGATGTTACCCTAGACGAATTAAAGTCAGGTTATAGTAGAGATAGCGATTATCGCAGAAAGACGGAAGAACTTTCTTTAGAAAGAAAAAAATTCCAGACTGATGCGGAAAAGCAAAGACAAGACTTTTCATCAAGACTGACAGAATTAAATAATGTTATGTCGGCTGCAAAAGAACAACTAGATTCTGAAGAGAGTAAAATTGATTTAGAAAAGTTGTATGACGAAGACCCAACAGAAGCTGCAAGAGTTGATCACAAGTTAAGGCGGAAAAGAGAAAAATACGACCAAGCTGTGAAAGTAGCTCAAGCAGAACAACAAAAACAATTTGAACAAGTTTTACAAGATCAAAAACAAAAACTGGTATCTAAAATGCCTGATTTTGCCGATCCTAATAAAGCTTCTAAAATTAAAAACGATATGCGATCTTATTTAAGTGGTTATGGGTTTCAAGACCCTGAAATTGCTCAAATTTATGATCATAGGATTGTTATGTTGGTCAACGATGCGATGAAGTATAGAAATTTACAAAGTGCTAAACCAAATTTAGCTAAAAAGATTTCTAAACCAAGCAAAGTGTTTAAGTCAGGAATCAAGCCTACAAAAGCAGATGTTAATTCTAAAAGTTATAAAGAGAAGTTGAGTCGACTAAAGAAAACTGGCCACATGAACGATGCGGCTAGTGTTTTTTTAGATTTAATCAACAAATAACTAATAGGACAACACAATGGCGGCAATAACAAATACCTACCAAAGGTACACAGCAATTGGTGTGAGGGAAGATTTATCGAATATAATCTATCAAATCTCACCAACTGAAACACCGTTTTTATCATCAATTGGTAAAACGAAAGCAACAAATACACTTCATGAGTGGCAAACTGATGCGTTAGCAGCAGCAGCTACAAATAACCACCAATCAGAAGGTGATGAAGTATCATTTCCAACTTTAGCTCCAACAGTTAGACTAAATAACTTTACGCAGATTTCTACAAAAGCTGCTATCGTTTCAGGTACTAACCAAGCAGTTAATAGTGCTGGAAGAGCAAATGAGTTAGCTTACCAAATTTCTAAAGCTTCAAAAGAGCTTAAAAGAGATATGGAAAAAACTTTAACTCATAACCAGGCAAAAACTAATGGTGCAGCAGTTAATACACCTAGAAAACTTGGTTCAATTGACTCATGGATACACACAAACACTAGCATTGGAACTGGTAATGCAGCTAACCCTACTGGGGATGGTTCAGACACTAGAACTAATGGAACACAAAGAGCATTTGCTGAATCACAATTAAAAGAAGTTGTGAGAGAGTGTTATGACTCAGGTGGCGATCCATCAATGATCATGGTTGGTGCTTTTAACAAACAAGTTCTTTCAGGCTTTACTGGTGGATCAACTAGATTTGACCCAGCAGAAAACAAAAGACTTGTAGCATCAGTAGATGTTTATGAATCAGACTTTTCAACTTTATCAGTTGTACCTAACAGATTCCAACAACAGAGATCTGTTTATGTACTACAACCTGATATGTGGGGTGTTTCTTATTTAAGAGACTTCCAACTTTCAGATTTAGCCAAAACTGGTGATGCAGAGAAGAAGTTTATGTTATGTGAATATACTCTTGAAAGCAGAAACGAAGCTGCTTCAGGTGGTATTTTTGACGTAACTACTGCGTAATCAATATAAATAAGTGGGGGGAACTTTCCCCCCATTTTAATCAATCAACAATTTGTTTGGTCTTTGAAGTCTTTCAAGGCGGAACGAAGCAAATAAAAAGGAAAAAAAAATGAGAACATTAAACGATTATTTTATAACTGCATCTTTAGATGACGCATCTACAGCAAGTTCAACTTTTGTAGCTGTACCTGATAAAGGTAAAATTATAAAAATTATAATGGTTCAAGACGGAGCTGTTGCAACGGCAGATGCTGTATTTACTTTTCATACAAGTGAATCACCATCAACTGTAGTAACTGGCTCAGGGATCACTATTACTCATGGAAGTGATGCAATAGGCGATGTCAGTACATCTGAACCTACAGCTTTAAACAATGTAAATGATGGCGATTTTATCAAAATCACTACTAACGGAGCATCGACTGGTACTTGTAAGTGTAATTTCACTTTCGTTATCAGAAGATAATAAAATTATGGGGGAATTTTCCTAGCGGAACTTTCCCCAATAACCAAAAATTAAAAGGAAAAAAAATGTCATATAATTACGGATTAAGATTAGGTGCTACACAAAAATTAACTACAAATAACGCATCAGCACCTTCAAGTGCTTTTGGTGTGGGTACAGAGTATATAAGAATAGTGGGCGATGCTAATTTTCATTTTGTCATAGATGGTTCACCAACAGCTTCAGCTACAAGTGCTTTTATGCCAGGCGATGAAGTAGAAATTTTAAAAGTTTCTCCTGGTCAAAAGATAGCTGTGTTTCATGGATCGGCTACAAATGTTTATGTCTCTGAAATGAGTGGCTAGTGGCCAAAAAGAAAAAAGGTTTATACGGAGTAGATAATTACGTTAAGTCTAAACCTAGAAAAAGGCCAGGTCGTCATGCGAAAAGTCATAGCAAAAGAAAACCTAAAAGAAAAAAAAGATATAGAGGACAAGGTAGATGAAAAAAGTATCACAAGATAACGATGGATTAATTTCAACAAGTTACCATAGCGATGAATTAGGTAAAGAAATTGTTATCGGTAGAAGTGTAAACCATCAATCTATACTAGATCATAACAAAAAACTTTATAACCTAAATGATGGTTATAATAAAAAAAGAGATTTAAAAAGAGTAGCTTCTATTCCTATTATTGTTTTAGAAGTTTGGGCTAAAGAATATAACGGAACTAGCAATTGGTTTGCTTTACCTAAAGAAATTCAAAAATCTATAATGAAAAAAAAATTAAATAGTAATGAGTTTCAGCTATTTAAAACAGCACATGGAAATATATAATGGCATTAAATACATATACAGGACTAAAATCATCAATAGCAAATTGGCTTAATAGATCAGATTTAACAACAGAAATTTCAGAAGATTTTGTAACTTTAGCAGAAGCAGATTTTAATTCAAAATTAAGAATAAGAGAAATGATTAATGCTGCTAATTTAACTGTTAATGCAGAAACAGTAGCTTTACCGGCTGGGTTTTTACAAGTTAGAGATTTATATATTATACAAAGTAATACTAAATATCCTTTAAGATATGTAACACCAGTTCAAATGGATCAAATGACTGGTACATCAACATCAGGATTACCAAATGTTTATACTATTTTAGGAAGTAATTTAAGGTTTTCACCAAAACCTGATCAAAGCTACACAGCAGTTTTAAATTTTTATAAAACATTTGATCCTTTAACAACTTCAAATA